AGTTGAAGGATTTGGATTAAAAACAAATGTTACTGTTGAAGGATAGTTCCTTTCATAAAAGAAAGATCTATTTACATCGTCTGAGTAATGTTGATACAGAGTATCATGAGGCCTAACTCCCCACACAGGTTTTTGGGTTCCGAAGAAATTTGCTTTACCTGTAGAATAAAACTTATTCCTTAAGCTAAACATTTGAGAAGGTTTATAGTCATAAAAACTAGTCCATCCTTTTACTTTTTCATCAAAAGATACTGTATTGTAAGCTGACCCTCTTGCGTTATGAGTGGCTTCAAAATTTTGCGTAGATATAACATATTGATCATTATGTATATCGTAGCCGCCAACAATTTTGCCTGGGGATCCAAAAGGGCTGTCTATATTACTTAGCTCGTCTCTAAAGTAATCAGACATGCCATATCTAGATATCTCTTCTATACCGTCGCGGCTAAGCCTAAGGATAACATTGTTATTTTTATCTGAAAAATACTTTCTATACCCGTAAACCGCAAAGCTTCCTGGATCTTTACTTATACCATATTCACCAACATAAGGTTGTATTGTACCAATTACTAAATTGCTAGAAGTAACAGTACCTCCTCCTTCAGCCGAATATATAGCGTCTTTATCTATTAACGCTCTACTTACTTTAAGCTCTTGAAATATAACTAAATTAGTATCTTCTGCATATAATTTTTGTATGCTCGCATTGGCAGGATCTGCGCTTTTTGTAATATTATCAGCGGTAGAAAAAACGTTAGTATTGTTTACGCCTGTTCTAGAATTAAATATACCGGAATATATTAGGCTATTAAATCTTATTGTTGAATTAGGTTCTTCTTCCACTAGATAAGCGCGAACGCCGTAATCTACATTAGTATTATTATAGCCCCCTCGTATTCTAGATTCTTCAATGACCCAATTACTTTCATCAATTGTGTCTGTAACAACAGGATATCCGCCTTGTTCGGCAGGTATACCAAAAGAACCGTTCCATACTATTGTTTCTGAAGTATCTACAACTGTCTTTTTTAAGACGAAAGTATTAAAGTATTTTACCTCTATTACTGCTCCTGCCATGATTAATTATTACTTATTTTTATTTTAAATTACAAATGCTTTATTATACTATTTCAAAAACATATCCGCTAATATCTGGTGTTTGTTGTCCAGGCGTAAGATTGGCACTTCCGTAAAAATTTCTTGTTTCCAATATTTGAAAAGCATTATCAAACGCAGAGGGCCCAGTGGGTGCAAATGCTGGAATATTTGAAGGCACTACGCCTGTGCCTGAATTAGGAACTGCAGCGTTAGTTCTATCTAATGTTATTATATCACCTCCAAAAAATAGCTCCTGCCATGTTTCAAAATCTCGGTCTCCTATATCAAACATGTAAATTCCATTTTGACTCGAAACTGAAGACGAAGTTATTTCTATTGCTGCAATATTAGACTCTTCTTCATCTCCTTGTTCGCAGCCACCTCCCGGCAAAGTATTTGTACAGTATATAACCTGCTGAGTAATTACAGAATTAGGTGTAATTACCAAATCAAGAACAAATGTAAATTCAGTTCCCACGGGAGGGCCACCACCAGCGTCTTGAACCCCTATTGTTAAATTGTATTTAGCAGGTTTTATATCTAAGTTTAGTTTAATTACCCCTTTAGCTAATGTACCATTGCTTCCAACTTGTTCTGTATTAGTTGCGCTAAAAAGTATTGGCCCATTTTGATTTGTTGACAAATCAGCGCCACTTGGGTAATTATTAAATCCACTAGCCTCAAAAGCACTTACAACAGTCCACGACATTCCTTTTGCTTTTAAGTCGCCCTTAGATGAGCCATTAGCAGCAACACAAGTTGCTATGTCTGTAATAAGTCTATTACTATGTATTGTTGGGTTGCCAGATAGATTTGGTTGCGTTACTATTCCAGGGCTTGCGTTGCTAGGCGAGACATTGCTAGGCCCTGCGTTTATAGCATACGTATTAGTTGTTTGATTCGTTCCATCTGTTGTAACAGCGGTTATGTTAAATCTAAAATTTCTTATTTCTGAGTCTTGAGAGAAGTAAATTCCGTTGCCAGCGCCTTGCCCAATATAAGGTTCTTTTAGTCTTATATTAAAAAGTCCGTTACCTGTGGAAAAAAGCTCAAAGTAAGCTGCGCTTCCGCCCCCGTACTGTACGTCGGTATCATACCCATTTATTACGCTGTCTAATGTAACTGACACTAAAGATATCGGAGAGGTGGTTGTTGTTATAGCGTTATTAAAAGAGTCGACTACTTGAAAAGCTTGATTAAATATAGTATCATTTAAAACATAACTTTCATCCCAATCAGAAGTAGAGGTGTAAATTAAACCTGCACCACCACCTGTTGCATTTAATATTAAAGTGTTTAATTCATTTACTTCTCCTGAACTAGTTGTTTCCCAAAATATATCTAATAAACTTTCTACAGGCTCAGTTTCGTATACAGCTAAATATTGTATAGGCGGCGTAACAGGATCACCTAAGAAATCCGCTGCAAAACCAGGAATCATTGCTATTTTAGTACCTGGCTCTAAGCTTATTTCTCCTGTAACTACAAAATTTGTAGCAGTACCTTGTCCAATAGAAACTATAGTAGCATCTTCAGGCACCCCTATACCTGAAACTATACTACTAGCTGTTAAAGTGCCTCTTAAGTCTTTATATTCAATTTGGGTTGTTGGGGGAATTGTTGGAGGATTAACTAATGCTGTACTTACCACAGTTGCGCTAGCAATAGAGTAATTTTCATTTGCCGTTTGTCCTATTTGCTTACTCGTGCTTATTCTTGCAATTAAAGGGTTTGATTCGTTTAAATAAAATTGTCCAAAATAATTAGGCACGGGCGGTATAGAAGCGTTGTATTCAAAAAGATCATTAAGCGTAGATATAGTAGATGCTGTATCAAAGCTTGTTCCTGGGTAATATTGATCTGTTAACTTGCCTGCGTTTGTTAAATCTTGGACCGCTGAGCTAGGAGTGTTTTTGTACGCTGCCGCAGTTGCTGTATTTTCTACTCTTCCAAAAAGTTTTACAGAACTTCTAAATTGTTTTTGATCTGGACCCACTTCGTTTAAATCCCTAGGGACTTTATTTATATTATCATTTAAAAGTACAGTATGAGATGTTTTACCTAATTCAAGTAATTGACTTTGAGGGTAAGAAGCCATGATCCCCGGTAAGTACACATTGTAATATTCTTGCTCTGTTTGTTTAACTACAATTTTATACGAGTACCATCCTAGTGGATTATAATCAGCGCTAGTTACATCACCATTATACAAACCTGGCTCACCTGTAGCTACATTTTTGGTACTAGGCCCTATTACAGAGTTAAATAGTATTTTCAACGATTCCCCCGGCCAAGAGTCTTGCTCTACGCCTGAGCTTAAATAAGGGGAATATATAGTATCTCCTCGGAAACCACTTATTAAAGAATTGCTTCTAGACAATATAACAGTTGAAGTTCTACCGTACCTGTCTGACAAAACTACGCCTACTTGGTAATTTCTATTTTGTTTTAAGGAATGATTAGGATATTCTATTTTACTTACTGTTTGGCTATCTGGGCCTGCTGGATTAAATGTTAATTCAACATTATCAGCTAAATCTATAGCGGCGTCTACTTTTATAACAGTGTTAGATGTAACTTCGCTGACATTACCTAACACAGTTCCTGTTGAAGTTTCAGATACTATCATTCCTACAACTATATTATCTCCTGCAACAAAAGGAGTCCAAGTGTCTATGTTAAAATTCGTATCGGCAGCAATGTCTTGTGCTTGGTCTACAAAAGCGGTTCCTGTTTGAAGATTAAAGTCTGCCTTAGCGTCTACGGCTACATTGTAATCTAAGGTAGCTGGCGGTGTATGCTTCGTTTGAAAATTAGCATATATAATTCTATTCCCTGAAGATTCCTGAGCAAAAGCTCTTACGGGTACTTTATCATAAACCCTAGTTGTATCACTGCTAGGTAACACCTTGTAAGGCTTTTTAGATAAGTAATCATATTCAAAAACACTGGAATCAGCGCCCGATGTTAATTCAGATGCACTTATGGTTTCTATTACCTTAATCGCTAATGCATCCGATTCTTTATACAAAATATCTAATTCTGCAATTTTTAACGCGTCGACTATAGTTGTTTTAGAAAAAGGTAATGGTATTAATAATTTTATAGCGTCTGCTTTGTTTTCAACAAAAGAAACAACAGTACTTCTGTATGCGGCGGCCTGATCATCTTTACTAGTGTAATTTCTTTCACCATCTTGTACATACATAAAATACCCATCTTGTTTGGGTATAAAAGCTACTTGAGTAAAAGGAGCCATTAATGAATATTCGTTATCATCAAACTTAAATCTATAACTAAATCTTACAAATTTATCTTCTAAAAAGTTAGGGTCACCAGCAAAATCTTTATCGTAGTAAGGATTAGCATTAAAAACTAATTCTGTACCAATAGGCATTTCAGTGGTAGTGGGCCATGTTCCTGAAGCTAGTGTTACATCCCACTGATTAGTAATTTGAGCACTATTATATTGAACAATAGCTACAACCCCAATAAGACTGATGCTTCCGTCTGCTTTTACGTAGCTAATACTAGCTGCTCCATAAGGAGAGTTGTAAGGCGGATTTGGAAGTGTCGTTGGTATTTCGCCCACTAAATTTGCTAAAAATACTCTTTGATTTGAATCAGGATTTGTTAAAGTAGTAGCTGTAGCTCCATTGGGCATAACTTTACTTGTAACATCTTTCATTGTTGTTTCGTAAGGAACAGGATCTGTAGATGTTAAATTTTTTTGCCAAAGCTGTATTGGCTGAAAAGGATTATATTTAGCTACAGATATTTGATCCTCGGTTGTATAATATGTTGGGGATGATAAGTTTGAAGGGTTAGCAAGGTTTACATTTATTTTCCTTGGTTGATTTCTATTGTCAGTCCAAAAAAGTAAATCCTCTAGTATATTAACGTGGTATATTTCATGAGTAGTTGAAAAATTAAGAAAAGGCCCTTCTACTAATATTGTGTGTGAATTTGTAAGAGAATTATAAACTATTATATAGTTTTCACCTGAAGGGTTATAAGTTAATTGGCTTGGATTTGGATCTATGTTTGAAGTTAAAAATAAATAAACTTCATTAGTAGATTCACTAACAAGAGTGCCTATGCAGACTGCTCTTGCTGATGTTACAGTTTCAAAATCTAACAGCTTTTTATTACCTAACACGTTTTCTAAAGACCCAACGTTTGATCCGTCTGATCTACTGACTTGTACATTCTTAGCATCTCTATATTCGCCATTAGGTATTAGCCTAGCGTCAAGGTCTTTATTTAGTTTACTCTTTATAAAGGAGTTTTGAACGTTTGCCATTAAATTTTAGTGTTTAATCCATTTAGATTTACCTCTCATAACTTGAATAATTTCATCAAGCTTAATATTTGATAATCTTATTTTAGCATTTCTAAGCTTTGCTCTTCTGTCTTTTTGTAATCTTTGAACTAAATATTCTTGTTGCCCAGATCTTGTAGATATTATAGAATACAACATAGAAGCATATAAAGCGTCTTCTGCTAACTTAGGTACTTTAGTATCTGAATCATAAGCTAAGCCATCAGAAATATATTCCAACACGATTAGCTTGCCGGCTAAGTTACTTGAAAAAGACATCTTACCATCACGCTCATTCATGTTAAACCATCCATTTGATTGAGCAGCGGTGGGGTCTAACCCGTATTGTCTTCCCCAGTTCCAGCTGCCGTCAATTCCATAAGCATTTCGAAAATCAATAACTTCGCTTATATTATTACCTTGCTGGCCATTTATTATATTATCGTTTGCTCCTTTCCATCTCTCTGTTGTAATAGATGTTCCTTCAACATTCTCGCCAAAATTATCTTGTGTTGGTGTACCTGCTTGATCTTGTATAGGTGTTCCGAAAGGAGCTATAGTTAAATTGTTTGCAGGATATATAATTCTTTTTACACCCATTTGATCTATCCAAGAAACTCTAACGTAATTTACATAATCTTGAGGTAGTATAACACTTAAGCTAGCGGGTATAGTTAGTTCTTGTGAGTGAATACTTTTTAAGGTGTCATAGCTAAATTCTTGTAAAGATCTTTTTGCAAAGAATAATACATCAGATTTTTTAGCATTTTGTATTAATTTACCATCACCAACGTATCCAACCATAAAATTGTCTATAGCATCTGTTAGTTTTATATATTCATAGCTTCCATAATTATCTTCTACCGTGTCTCCGTAAGCTTTTTCAGCTTCTGTTTGACCATACTTACCTCCTGTTAAAACTTTTAATTGCACAACAACAAAAGTTCCAGTAGGTAATGTAGCTGTAATATTTATTACGTTATTTACAACAGTATATTCTAATAGGTACTCATCATATGTGCCAGGTAATCCGCTAGGGCTCGTGTAGAGTTTAAAATTATTTAAAGCATAATTTACATTAGCTGGATTCCAGTCACCAAGAACTAAATCTGTATCAAATGTGGTTGGATATAATTGATTAGCGTTGTAAACAAAGCTTTGAGATCCCTGGTAATATTGTTGATTTGTTTCAGTTATTAAACCCATTTGTTATTATGATTTTTCGTTAATGGATGCTTGTTGAGCTTCTTGTGCTGCGGTCTGTATGATTGTAGGATCATTTATAATAACTCCTGCATACTTTAATATGTTTATTATTATATTATTTTGCTCGGATGTGTCTAGCTCAAAATTTACAGAAGTAGTTGAACTGTATAAATATTGGCCAAGCGATCCAACTGTAAAACCCCAGTTAGGAGTCGTAGGTTTAAACAAACTATTTGCAACCACAGTATCAGGCTTAGGGTAAATTTGCATTAAATTAAAACCATTAGGGCCAGATCCGATAGTGCATAAAGGATATTGATTAGTTGGTGCTGTAAGTTTTGATCTTGTTATTTTATTGTAATCAGACTTACTAACTAACTCTGTAATTGACTCATACGGCGGTTGGTCTCCGTAAGTTGATATTATATCGCCTAGTTTATATATAGTACCTGTCCCTTGATATTCCCATCCGCTATTAGGCGTACTATAAGTAAAACTAGCGGGTTTTTCAAAGGGGTGTAGTTTATAGGCCGTATCTTTAAACATGTTAAAGAACTCCGTACTATTTTGAGTATTGTTTTGATTTTGACGGTTTAATTGATTCCCGTCAGGAAAATACGAATCAAATATTTCTTCCTGTACTAAAGTAGCTAAGCTATTAAACTCCGCTGGGGTTACATAACCTCTTTGCTCTTTGTTTAATATGTACAAGACTGTTGTATATACTGTATTTATATTTACCATTTGTTTATTTTTATATACTATTAAGGCGGCCGAAACCGCCTTTATATAGTATTACTTGTTTTTATAGTTTTTTATCTATAGATTTATAGATTTCAACACCTTCGTCTGTTTTCAAGAAAGCCGCGAACGCTGAGTAAGGGTTTTCATCAAAAGGTACGTTCATTAATTTTCTGTCATTTGATCCCCAACTAAAAGTTCGTTGATCCTGAGAAAGATTAATAATGCCGGCTTCAGAAGCTCGTATAGCAAAATTTCTAAGTTGAACATTATCGTCACTAGCTAATTCTATGAACAATTGAGGTTGTCTTTTAGCAAATAACATTAAATCTCTTTTAAGCTCTTTTGAGCCCATTGTAGATACTTTAGAGCCTAACTCCACTCTTAAAATTGCTTCGGCTTGATCAATATCTATTTGCCTAGCCATGTTTAAAGCATCAATTTCGTATTCTAAATAATCAAGCTGATCTTCTGCAACTTCTATAGGATTATATTCGTAATATAATATATCTTTTTTAGGATGATACAAAGAAAGAAGTTTTTGTAAATTTTGTCTTTCTTTAGGCACGCTTAATATACCTTCTTTAAAAACTATGTGTCCCAGAGTTGATTCCCCTTTTTGTTCCTGCTTTAAAGGAGAGTTTTGGTTTACAGCGTATCTTAATTCTTTTTGAGTAGCCGCTTCTTTGTCAAACCAAAGCAATGGGTATCTATGCGTATGTCTTGAATTTAAAGTGAAAGTTATAGGCGTTTTATTGCCTTTTAATAGATATGTTCTATCTTTTATTTCCCAGCTTGGTTTAGCTGGCTGTTTTGGTTGTGCAGTTTTTTGAACAACCGGCTGAGGTGCAACCTCAACAGTTTCTTCTGCTTTAGCTTTTTTAGCCATAATATGATAAAATTAAATAGTTAATAAAAGTAATAATTACCCCCGTCAGTTCAACGAGGGTAAAAATTACATTTGTTTAAATTATGCTCCTTTGAAAAGCACGAAGTTATTCGCACCTTGTACAACTAAACATCTTTCAGATAAGAAATGCACTTGCATAGCATCTAAATCTGAAGTAAAAGCTCCTCCTACGGAACCAGTAATCCAGTTTTTCATTCTTCTGTCGTCAGCTTGTGAAGCTCTGTAACGTACGTGTAAGAATGGTCTACGGATATTAGTTCCTAAGATTTGATCGTAAACAGTTGAAGTTCCAGCTGGTACTAACACACCGTCAATTCCAGATTTAGTAACAGCTCCACGAGTAGAAGCGTCGTTTAAATATTTCCAATCAGTTTTATAGAAATCGTAAGATCCTCTACGGAAACCGCTAAATCCAAGATTTAAAGCCATTTCTTCTGAGTTCTCAAACAAACCGTAAGCAGTACCGCCGGCACCTCCAGCAGAAATGCTAGCTAACATATCATCAAAATCTAAAGCAGTAGCTCTGTTTAAGAAAAGCATGTTTTCTTCAATGGCTCCTTGAGTATCTAGATTTTTCAAGATGTTGTCAAAAGTAGCAAGTTGATCAGCTCCAGCTGAAGCGCCACTTAAAGCAGTAAAACCACTTACAGTATTACCTCTGTCTTCAATAGCAGAGAAAAGACCTTGTGTACCTTTAACGCTAACAGTAGATCCACCACCTTTTAATTCACCTTCAATAACTGACATTTCTAAGTAATCCTCAAAACGTAATCTTGTTTCAGACTCAGCTTTTAAGTACCATAAGTATCCACCTGTTCCATCTTCAGTAGCAACTTCAACCCATCCAATTTGAGCAGTATCAGAACCATTAATTTGGTAACGATCCCTAATAATGATTGGAGAGTTATTGTATTGTGTAAACTGAGGAGTTACTGATATAGGATTGTAAGCTTGAGAAGCTCCACCTGTTCCAGTTCCTTTTTCGTATTCAGAACCGTATACAAATATTTTTAAGTCTGATTTATCAGCTAAATCTGGCTCACCAGCACCTGCGCTATCTAAAGTAGCTTGAGTGTATGGTTTAACAGTTAAAACAACATTTCCACTTGCTCCGGAAGCTCCTGCTACACTTTCAACAAAACACTTAAGTTCAGTGCCTGCATCAGGATCCATTACAACTAAAGTAGAGCTAGCACCTATAACACATTGAACAGTTGCAGACTGTGCAATTGTTAAAGTTGTTCCAGCTGCGTTAGATGCTACATCTTCGTAAGAAATGTGCAATCTATTTTGTTCAGACCAAATTACTTGGTCCGAGCTCATTGGCATTTCAGCGCCGACCATTCTTAAAAATCCAGATAACGTACGGTTTCCGTAACGCTCTACCTCAGCTTCGTAGATTTCTGGTAAATATTGCTGAGCAAAATCATTTGTACCATCTGTAAAATTTAGATAGTTTGATTCCAAAGTCTGTTGTTTTTGACTTGGAAGAATTGATCCAAATATTGGATCTACTGGTATTGCAGCCATAATTTTTAATTTTTTTTAGTTAAATTTTTTTCTTTTAATTTTTAGTTTTGTAGAATCAGCACCTGAAATTGCTTTAACTTTTAATCCATTTAAAAACACTTCACCTTGAGTCGACCTAGCTTTGGTACTACTTAAGTTTTTTGAACTGCTTACAACTTCTTTTACAGCATCTGCTTTTCCTTGCTCATAAAAATGAGCGGCAATCTTATCTACATTGTCAGCGGCATACATAGCTTTGTGATAACCTTTTGTGTCTGTAACATTACCTTCAGCGTCTAGGAACTTCCCGACAAGGTTTTTAATGTTAGATTGGTTTTCTGCAACTTTATCACGATTTTGAATGTTGTACTTGTAATTCTTTTCGCCAACTTTAATATCGAAACCTTCGAAATTGTTATTAAAAAGCTGCTTAGTACTTTCTTTAAATTGTGCGTGTTGTTGCTCAGCTTGTTCTTGCTGCTTATTATATCGGTTAAAAAAGTCCATAGCTTTTTGTTGGTCTTGAGTAACGCCCGGTCTCAACTTGATCTCGTCGTAATACTTACTCTTAGTTTCCTCTAAATAACTTTTGGCTTTTGCAACTTCTTCTTTAAACGCAATTTTCTTTTTGCGCATATCTTTTTCCTCATCAACGTCTTCGTCATAAACAAAGTCTTCTAAAATGAGATCTATATCTTCGCCTTCTAAGTAAGGCTTTTCTTTTTTGTAATATTCTTTTAACAATGTAACGTCGTCTACTTTTGAGTAATCTGCGTTAAGCCTTGTATAGTCTTCTATTGTCCCACCTGTTTCTTCCATAAACGAAACTAGCTTTTCAATATTTTCTGGCAACTGTTTGCCTAATACTTTTTCGTCTCTTAAAGCTTCTTTAACTTCGGCCTCAACTTTTTTTACTTCGACTTCTTTGATTGGAGAAAACCCTTCAACATCCTCGTTGGACTCTTGTATAGGTTCTCCCACCTTTGCGCTATCTCCGGATGGTTCTTCCACAGATACCTTCTCTGTTTCTCCGATTTGAATGGCATCTTCTTCTTGTTTAGGTATTACTACTTTTTTAACGTCTGGCTCAATCAAAGGCTCCTTTATGTTTACCTTAACTGGTTCATTGTTTTGTTTTCCTAATTTTTTTGGAGTTTTCTTTTTTAATTTAAACTCACCTTCCTGCTTAACAGGCTCATTTGTTTTTACTTCTGACATAATATAATATAATTAAATAGTTGTTACTTTCTACATGAAAGCTTGCATGCCTTGTTCAGGCTGGTTTTCAAAGTCTATAGGCAAGCCATCATTTTTTCTTTGGCTTATTAATTCACTTTGTTGCGTAGCTTCCATTTTGCTACGTTTATCTTTACGATCTTCAATTGCTCCTTCTGTTTGCTGGATTGTTTGAACATCTAATTGTTTAAGTTGCATGTCGTACTGAAACTTTGTTTGCATTTTTTGTGCTTCTAATTGCGCTGCTATTTCCATACGTTGTATTTCCATTTGATTTGTAGCTTGCTCAAATTGTACTTTAGAGCTCATTATAGCTTCTTGCTTTTGAACTTCAGCCATAGCTGTTTTTTCGGCCGTGTCCGCTTGTGCTTGTCCTTGAGCTGCGATATTAGCTTGTTGAGCGGCTTGATCTTCTTTAGCTTTTGCTTTACGCTTTATTTTAAGCATTTGATTTGCTAGCTTAAGATTTTTAATTTGCCTTAAATCTATAGCGTCTTCTAAATTTAAACTACCTTGCTGTAATGAAACCTGTATATTTGCTTCAAGCTGTGCTAGCTCTTCGTCGTCTGGTTCCAGTTCTAAGAATATACCAAAATCATGTAAGTTTAAATTAATAACTTCATCTAAAGTTTTTATATTAAACGTTGATATGGAGTTTTGTAAGGCACTTCTTGTAAGTGGAAATTCTAAAGCATCTGCTATTTTAAGCGCAATGTTTTCAGCTAGTTTAAGCGTTAAATAAAGACTAGACTGATTAATATGTCTAGTAGCAACATTGGACGCGTTAGCGGCCATCTTTTGCAGTCCTACAAGTGAATTTTTATCCATTGCAGTGCCGTCTCTTGCTTCATTTAGTCCGGTCACATCGCGTATCATTTGTAAATAATATTGATACGTTTGTATAAGCGCTCCTATCTTAGCTTGTCCAGATGAACTGTTAAGTTCTTGAATAGGTACTTTACCAGCATTCATATCACCGTCTTGTGTAAGTGATCTACCTACAATAGAACCTGTTTGGAAATACATATTAAGTGCTTCTGCAGGATTGTAGTTTGTGCCATTGCCTAAATCAACTTCAGCTAAACCGTCCATATCTAGGTAAACACCATCTGGCACCATACGAGATAAAACTTGCTGCAGCTTTAAATGAGTTAATTGAATCATATCTGCAAAGCCAATACATTTGCTTACGATAGATTCAATTTTTCCTTTATACATTCTAGGTGCGCATATGGCATAATTCATTTCAACCTTAGTGGTATCTGCTATAGGTCTAGACATATTTTCTGCTAACTCCCATTTAAGCATATCGTTATTACCTAAAACTTTTGCCCCTGTATATAATACTTCAATAGACCTTGATACTCTTTCAAAATTATCATTTTCAGGTGGGTTAAATGTGTCTGGCTTTTCCAGAGCTTTCATTAACCCTTGCTCTGTTTGCTTTATTTTAAATACTTGATTGTGATATGTTTTATATTCAAAATATAAAACCTGTACAGTATTTTTATCGTAATTACCCCAGCCAGTTACATATTGGCTGTTACCTGGCATTTTTTGAATTCTTTCAAGTTCTTCCTCCGATATGTTTGGAAATTCTTTTTTAAGCTCAGGAATTGTTATAGACTTTACTTCGCCTACATAATATATGTCATCAAAGTTTGGGTCTTCTGTATAAGAATAAATAGCGTAAGCCGGATCTACATAATCGACTGTTACACCTTCTGCAGTATTAAATCCTGTTTTAGCAATAGCAATTCCTAGAACAGTTAAATCCATGTTCAACCTCTTCCTGGTAAGATCGTATTTATTTTGAGCAAGCACAGATGATATAGCTTCTTCTTCTGCTATTTCAATTGATTGTTTATAACTCAACTGCATATGAAGTTCGAGCTCTTCTTTGGATTCTGGTATTGTATCTATATCGGGTGTTTGATATAAATTAATCCCAAGTGTTTGTTTTAAGCTATCTAAATATTCTTTAGCAACCATATCCTCATAAAGCATAGAAGCATAGTCTGTTCTTTTCTTTATCGACTGAGGATCTTGTGCATATGCTTTTATATCGTAAGACTTAGATGAGATACCATTAACTACTATATCTACAAATTTAGATAATATAGGTACAGGCTTCCAGTCTAAGTTTAAATAAGATAAATCGCCATTAATTGACAGTTCATCTTTATACTTTTGTATTGATTGCTCTCCTCGAGCGTACAATCTTAATTGGTGAAATTGATTCCAACTAGTTAAATATCTATTACCGTTAGTTCGACCTTGACCAAACCATTCGTATTCAATAGCCTGCCCAACTTGCGTACCATATTCCAAACTTGCTTTCTCTGCGTCACTTACTACCTGACTTGGGAAAGCGCTGTTTGTGTTAGTATATATACTCATTTAACTTATTATTTTTGATATTGAACCTTTGTTGTCG